ATTTCAGTCAAGCAGGCCACAAGATTAATTTCTTGATCGGCCACAAAAGCAGACTTATATGAATAGTCTGCCAATATTAATACAGCGTGAGGTATAGTTTCTGATTCTAAGTTCTCATACATTGTATCATATATTCGTCTGAATACTACAACTGGATCATTATCTAGATTGTTGACTACCCATTTTCTCATATTAGTAAAGTCTTTTTCTTTTAATAATGATATTAGTTTGTTTAAGTTATCATCTGAAATATTTGCTAGTATACCTGTATCTATCTTACCACTTACAGAATATCTTTGTAATTCATTTAGTATTCTTCGATAGTCAGGAAAATGTTTGTTAATAAGTTCGGCAACAACTGCCTCATCAAAAGGTATAGTTTGCTCTTTAAGAATAATGCCAACCTTTTGAAACAGCTTACTTGCAAGGACTGGTCTATCTTTATTAGCAATCTTGAAATCTATTGTCGAAAATCTACTATGTAATGGTTCGATAAGTCTATTCTTGAAATTACAAGTAAGAATAAATCTACAATTCTTATGGAACTCTTCTATGAACCCACGCATAGCAGGTTGTGTCGATTGTGGGTTTAGATAATCTGCCTCATCTAGTATGACAACCTTCTTACCACCTGATAATGATACCGTGGAGGCAAAGTTTTTGATCTTGGTTCGAAGAGTGTCAATACCAGATTCTTCAGAACCGTTGATAAACATATAGTCAGCATTCATTTGCTCACACAATGCTCTTGCAACGGTAGTCTTACCACACCCAGGAGGACCTGCAAGTAGTAAGTTTGATATCTCACCTCTATCTACAAAGGACTGAAAGGTCTCTTTGAGATCCGTTGGTAAGATACATTCATCAATAGTTTGTGGTCGATACTGTTCGACCCATAAGAAATCACTCATAATATTATCCACCCTTCAGCTAATGCTATTAAAAGACCAATGAATGGTATGAGACCAAATAAGAACCAAATCAATCGTTCTTTATTACTCATGCTCTCCACCTCTACCTCTAAGACTTGTACTAATCTTTTCTTTTTGTACTTGTCTAAAATATAGAGCGGTCAATACGGTCATTGTAATAAACAAGGCATGAGCAATAGCAGATATACCAAAAGCATAGATGCTCTCTATAATATAAATCCCAAATACAGCAGACCACATCCAGGCAAGTATTTGCATAGACATAAACTTAACTTGAAAAGGTAAATCTTTAAGAGCATTTACCCTATCGTTCATTATAATATCATAGTAATTCTTTTTCATATTACTTATCGTCAAGGTATAATGTTGTTAAGGTTCTATACTTATTTTGAGCAAGTGCTAGTGCTTCAACCTTCTTTTCAACTGTTGATATATAATCTATATGTTCAGCAACACCTTGTGGGTTTTTGAAGAATGTTCGCAATTCTGCTTTACCCATTTCGATATCTGCTTCAACTTTTTTTATTAGTGCTTCTTTAATCATTTGTTTATCTTACTATCTGGTTCTAGTGCAATCCAATATTCAATTGGTTTCACTTTGTTTTTAAAATGTGATATTGATTTACTAGAAACAGCAACATCATAATCACCCGATACAATCTTTAAATTCTCAATCTTGAAATTGAAAGTAAAGTCAGCAGCCGCTTCAGTACCTACAAATTCTTCATAAGAATTAGCAGAATTCTTTTTATCATGTACTTTAAGAATTACATCTTGACCTTTTTTACCAACTAATGATAGATCAGGCAACTTCATAATTGCAGCCATCTTCATAAGTTTAGCAAGTATATCATTCTTTAATTCAAAAGTAACCTCAGCGTCAGGCATTACCACATCTTTTTGAGGAGATACAACCACACTTTCATCTGAATAAAAATATTTTGCCTTTGACTTTGAGCCAGTATTACCGACTGTCATAAACTTTTCATTGGTAATATCAATATCTGGTTTATCTATTGCAGATACAATGCCCAATAATTCTGATAGATCATATATAGCAAATTGTTTATCAAACGATTCAGGTATCGTTGCCTTTGCCAATATATTTTTCATTGTTGAGATAGTGGATAATTCACTACCTGGTTTCACTAGAATATTTGTATTGATCTCCGAAAAGTTTTTCAATACTTCTAATGTTTGGTCACTTATTTTCATCATTTGATTCCTCACTCATTAATAATATAATATAATGCACCGCCTTTAATAGGTCGTTGCGATTATAACCATTCTTCTTACCATACCTACACAAATATTTAATTGCATTGGCCTGGCAAAAATCTTTATTGATATCCAAATGTCTCAAGATATCTTGGACTTGGAAACCTTCATCTGTCGTTGAATAGTGTTGAGTATAGGTTGACTCAACATAGGACTTTATTTCATTTATAATTTTATCTTCTTTGTATTTCATCTTCGCCTCATTCATAATATAGTGAGTATTGTTTCTGTCTGTAATAAATCACGACAAGGCACAATACTCAAAACCCTAATGGTGTCTCTTAACAAGACACTCTACCTCTATTAGGACTTACGAATTGCCTAACAATACTATTTATACGACTAGTAAGCGTACTTAGTACCATAAAGTTTCTGAATCCCAGCAGCAACTATTGCTTTTGTTGGGGTTCCAACTCTATAAGAAGTGTTGTTACCATTAGTACCAGTGTTGGTATTAATGTAGATCATATGACCTTCACTTCTTAATGTGTCAATCATCGCTCTAGGTGATACTAGATCAAATCTTGATCTTAAAGTCTTCCAGAATACTGGTTGACCTTTTGATAAAAGGTTTAATACCTTTTGTTTCTTTGATAGTTTAGCTCTTGCCATTCTATTCTCCTTCTGTTTTACCGTCTCGCATATTCATATTCAAGTTCCATGACGGCGATGGAATTCTGAATTCTGTATTATGATCTTCGATCACGCAATCTCTTCATTCGTTTGTCTTTAGCAACTCTTCGCAAAGACTCTTTATGTTTTCGTTGTCTCTTTAAAGTAGGCTTCTCGTAGGCCTCTCTTAATCTTATCTCACGAAGGATACCTTCCTTCATCAACTTCTTTTTTAACTGGCGAATAGCCCGTTCTACATTATTTCCCTTGACTATTACTTGTACCATATTCCTTATCTATTTGTTTCTTTATGTAATCTATAAACCAAGGGTTATCTACGAACACTTGCATTATACCATTTGTCATTGTGTTAACAATCTTTTCTTCTTTATTAAATTTCTCTAGCGTTTCAACCATACCATACTGATAAGCAATACCATGCATAACTTCATGTAGTAATGTATTGGCACCGTGAAGTGAATCAACATAATCACCTCTTATACCAATCTTTCTTTCGTTGGCAAAGAACTCACCTACTGCTTCTTCAGTAGTAGCAAATGATTCAGGCCATACATCCAATGTGTATTGTTGATATCCTATTTTGATTTTATCTTTTAACATAATTCATTATAACATTTTTTTTACGAATAGTCAAGCCCTCATTTAAAAAACTACACCAAAGACTATTACGGACTTTGGTGTAGCAAGGACTAGGTGATTTTTAGTAGTTAGTATTATCAACTACCTCCTCATCACCATCGGATTCCTCTTCTAGTTCCTCTTGACCATAATTGGTGACATCTTCGCCAGCGTCAACTTTGGTATAGAGGTCTAAGAAACTTGCCTTTGTATCATCATCAAATCTATTGACACATAACTCAATAGCCTTCATCTTGTCTTTAAAGATTGAATAGGCCTCTACAATGTGAACTAATCGTCTAGTGGATATGATCTCATCAATACCACCATCATAGTAGGTTCTTCTAATTACATCTGCCCAGGTTACTAGGTTTGTTGCAAACTCTTCGGCAGTTTTGTTTATCATATCTTTGGTAGATAATACATTTGATAAAATCTTATTCTCGATCTTAACAGTCGGATAACTTTGTTCTACTGTAATTGGGAATCTCTCAAGAAATGCCTCGTTAAGAACATTGGTACCGATGAACTTACCACTATCAGATCCTTGACCCTTAGTATTGGCAGTAGCAACGACTGTGAAACCATCTTTTGGTTTGACATACTTGTTAATCTTTTTAACAAAGATACCATTACCTTCTAAGATAGGTTGTAAACACATAATTTTATTTGACGCAAGGTCGATCTCATCTAAGAGAAGCACAGCACCTCTTTCCATTGCCTCGATAACTGGCCCATTCTGCCAGACTGTATCGCCATCACGCAATCTATAACCACCGAGTAGATCATCTTCATCGGTCTCAATCGTAATATTGACACGGATCAATTCTCTATTCAATTCGGCAGCAGCCTGGGTGACATTTAAAGTCTTACCATTACCAGATAAACCAGTAATGAACATTGGATAAAAAGATTTAGATTTTAATATTGACTTGATATCTTTGAAGTGACCCCAAGGGACAAATTCTTGAAACTTGTTTGGCACAACTTTGCCTTCAAGACTTGAGACAATATAAGCTGCCTTAGTCTCTATTTCATTTTCGATAACAGGTTCTGATTCTACGATTTCAGTTTTTACTGGAACTGAACCATTGATTGGTAATTGATATTGACCTCTAGAGATTTTGTATTTATCATTCTTTAACCAAGATTGGTTCTTGTAACCATTCTCTTTCTGAAAAGAATTGATATCATTTCTAGAGACGATATCAGTACCGAGAGCAGAATACATCGCCTCGGCAAATTGTTTTT